ATTGAAGGATGAACCCAGACTTGTTATTCCTTTTATCGATGAGGATCAACGGTTGATAGGGTTTCAGGGTCGTGCGTTCGGCAAGTCCCAACCCAAGTATATTACGATTATGTTGGATGAGGACGCACCTAAAATTTTTGGATTAGATTCAATTGATTGGAACAAACCAATCGTGATAGTGGAAGGACCGATTGACTCTTTATTTCTCGACAATGCGATTGCTATGGCAGGTTCAGACTCTGCTCGTTTTACAGCAGATAACATTATATATTGTTGGGATAATGAACCAAGAAGTCAAGAAAACATTAAGAGAATGGAACGTGCCATTGAGGAAGGAAAGAGCATAGTTATCTTCCCCGATGGAATCAAAGAAAAAGATATAAATGATATGATTTTGAGTGGCAGAGACCCTGATGAAATCAATGCGATTATAAGTAATAACACCTTTAATGGATTGATGGCAAAAGCAAAACTGAGTGAGTGGAGAAAAATTTGAAAGTACGATTAGTGAGTTATAGTCAACCCGCGGGTGAGATTGAAGGATTAAATGATGTTCAAGATATGGTTGCGTTTTGTGCTAGGGTATCTAACCCATCGAATCAAAACAATTCAGAGACCTCTTCTAAGTTACTCCAATACTTGGCAAAGCACAAGCATTGGTCACCCTTTGAGATGGCATCTGCTTGCTTAGAGATTGAAACGACACGAGACATCGCAAGACAGATTTTGCGACATCGTTCGTTCTCATTCCAAGAGTTCTCGCAACGCTATGCGAACCCAGAGCAAGAGTTTGATGAGATGTTTGTCAGACGCGAGGCACGATTGCAAGACGAGAAGAATCGTCAGAACTCTATTGCCACTGACGACATTGAGTTGCAACGTGAGTGGTATCGCATTCAAGGTCGTGTCATGTGGATGGCAGAGAGGGAATACAAACGAGCAATCAAACTTGGTATTGCAAAGGAACAAGCAAGGGCATTACTACCAGAAGGACTTACAACGTCTAGACTTTACATGAATGGTACTATTCGTTCGTGGATTCATTACATTGAATTACGTGCATCAAACGGCACACAAAAAGAACACATTGAAATAGCAAAAGCATGTGCAGAGGCAATTGCAAAGATTTATCCTCAAGCACTTGATCTGATATAATAAGGAAAATACATGACGAAGAAACAACATCTTGGGATCAAGATTGATCTGTCTAAAGATGAAGTCCTGTCTGATCAGGCACTTAAACTCTTAAAAGATTACTACTGCAACGACAATGAAGATACACCGCAAAAAGCATTTGCACGAGCTGCGGTTGCGTACTCGTATGGTGACATGGGATTAGCACAACGCATCTACAATGCAGTATCTAACGGATGGTTTATGTACGCATCCCCAGTGCTCTCAAACGCACCAGAACCAAACGAAAAAGTAAAGGCACTACCTATCTCTTGCTTTCTTACATACGTCCCTGACTCATTAGAAGGACTTATAGAGCACTCTGCGGAACTTAGATGGTTGTCTGTTAAAGGTGGTGGTGTCGGTGGGCATTGGAGTGACATTCGTGCGGTATCAAACAAAGCACCCGGTCCTATGCCGTTCTTACACACAGTAGATGCAGACATGGTTGCATATCGTCAAGGTCGGACTCGTAAAGGTTCTTATGCCGCATACATGGATGTAGATCATCCAGACATCATTGAGTTTATTAATATGCGTGTGCCGACAGGAGATGTCAATCGCAAGTGTTTGAACTTGCACCATGCAATCAATATCACTGATGATTTTATGGAAGCAGTCCGCAATAACGAAGATTGGAACTTACTAGATCCTAATGACAGATCTATTCGTGACACAACAAAAGCACGTAAACTATGGGAAGTGATTCTTGAAACACGTTATCGTACAGGAGAACCTTACCTTAACTTTATCGATACTGCGAATCGTGCAATGCCAGAAACACAAAAAGCACTAGGACTAAAGATTCGTGGTTCTAACTTATGTAATGAAATTCACCTTGCGACAAACGAAGAACGCAGTGCTGTCTGCTGTTTGTCGTCTGTTAACTTGGAGAAATATGATGAATGGAAAGATACTACACTTATTGCTGATCTTGTCCAGTTTCTTGATAACGTCTTGCAGTTCTTCATTGACTATGCAGGGGACGAAATACAACGGGCACGTTACTCTGCAACACGGGAACGGTCTTTGGGTCTCGGTGCCATGGGATTCCACTCGTACCTCCAAAAACATAGAGTAGCATTTGAGTCTGATGAAGCAAGAGATGTGAATGATGCAATCTTTAAAGACATACAGGACAAAGCAATTGAAGAAACTATACGTCTCGGAAAGGAAAAGGGTGAGGCACCGGACATGGAAGGCACTGGTCGTCGTAACGCACACCTTCTTGCTATTGCTCCTAATGCTAACTCAAGTCTCATAGGTGATACATCACCATCTATCGAACCTTGGAAAGCAAACGCATTTACCTCCCGTACACGTGCGGGTTCACATCTCAAGAAGAATACATACTTGGAAGAAGAATTAACAAAGGTAGGAAAAAATACTGAAGAGGTATGGTCTTCTATCATTACTAATGGTGGGTCAGTTCAACATTTGGACTTTTTAGATGATCACACAAAAGCAGTGTTCAAAACTGCAATTGAAATTAACCAAGATTGGGTAGTATACCTTGGTGGGTCACGTCAAAAATACTTGTGTCAGGGACAGTCATTGAATGTGTTCTTCCCTGCAGGTGCAAGCAAGGCATACCTACATAAGGTGCATTATAATGCATGGAAGTATGGTTGCAAAGGTATGTATTACCTGCGCACCGAAACATCAAATCGAGCAGAAAATGTTGCACAGAAGGTAGAGAGAGACCGTCTGGTAGAATTCTCTGAAACACAATCACAAGAAGAATGCGTAGCATGTCAGGGGTAAATATGGAAGTAACAGTATATTCAAAGTCGGGGTGTCCTTTCTGCGTCAAAGCAAAGGAGTGGTTTGATGGTCATGGTTTTACATATACGGAAAATGTATTGGATGAAGAAGAACAACGACTTGCCTTTTATCAGAAATTGAATGGTAATAAGGAAGAGATTACAAAAGGCACAGAACAACGTCGAGTTAATTCTATGCCACAGATTTTTATTGATGACAAACGCATTGGTGGTTATGATGATTTGATGTCACGGGCAGACGATATTTTGAAGAAGAAGTCTGGTGGTCTCACAAAGTTCTCTGCGACATACAAGCCATTCCATTATCCTTGGGCAGTGGAGATTACTACACGTCACGAAAAGGCACACTGGATTGAAGATGAGATTGATCTATCAGAAGATGTCACTGATTGGAAAGGTGGTAAGATGACTGCAGTTGAAAAGGATTATGTGACAAACATTTTGCGTTTGTTCACACAGTCTGATGTTGCAGTAGGACAGAACTACTACGATCAGTTTATTCCAAAGTTTAAGAACAATGAAGTACGTAACATGCTTGGATCATTTGCAGCTCGTGAAGGGATTCATCAACGTGCATATGCATTGTTGAACGAGACACTTGGATTGCCTGAGTCAGAGTATCATAAGTTTCTTGAGTACACAGAGATGGTGGACAAGATTGATTTCATCATGGAAGCAGATCCGTCAACTCAAAGGGGACTGGGATTGTGTCTTGCGAAGTCTGTATTCAATGAAGGTGTTGCACTGTTCGCATCGTTCGTGATGTTGTTGAACTTCCAACGTTTCGGTAAGATGAAAGGTATGGGTAAGGTTGTCGAGTGGTCGATTCGTGATGAGTCAATGCATGTTGAAGGTAACTCTAAACTATTCCGTTCATTCTGTAAAGAGCATGCTCGCATTGTTGATGATGAGTTTAAGAGTGAAATTTATGTAATGTCACGTAAGGCAGTAGAACTTGAAGACAAGTTCATTGACCTTGCATATGAAATGGGAGACATCGAAGGACTGAGTAAAGAAGATGTGAAGACTTACATTCGTTACATTACAGATCGTCGTTTACTCCAACTTGGACTGAAGTCAAACTTCCATGTTCGTGAAAACCCATTGCCTTGGTTGGAGTGGGTATTGAATGGTGCGGATCACACCAACTTTTTTGAGAATCGAGTGACTGAGTATGAAGTAGCAGGTTTGACAGGAAGTTGGGATGACGCATATGCCGCATGAATTTAAATATATCATTGAATGAACAAGATGTTCAAAAACTGTTCAAACTATATAATGTAGTAAAAACATTAATCCGAGGGAGAGACATGGAAACAACGATCTACGAACTGAACTGTGAAGCGTGTGGCAATGATTACGAGTTGTCCTATATAGAAGAGGATGACAGACCGATCTATTGCCCATTTTGCGGAACAGATGTGGATTTAACCGAAGTTGAAGACGAAGGTCTGTCTGGTGAAGAGTGGACAGAAGATTTTGAATTTAACTTAGATGAACGATTATAACAACCCGTGGATATATAATGACGAACCCTTTACCTCCGAGGACATAGGTGACTATGTTGGGTTCGTTTATTTACTTACAGATCCGAATGGAAAGAAATACATAGGGAAGAAACTCTTCAAATCAAAACGAAGACTTCCTCCTTTAAAAGGTAAGACTCGTCGACGTACCAAGATTACAGAGTCTGATTGGAAAACATATTATGGTTCCAGTGAAGAGGTACAATCACTTATGGAGTCTGGCACTCCGTTCAAAAGAGAGATATTACATTTGTGTAAGAACAAAGGCACGATGTCATATCTTGAAGCAAAGGAGCAGTTTGATCGAGATGTACTCTTGACAGACGAATATTATAATGGTATTATTAATTGTAAAATACATGCATCTCACGTGAAAGGTTTGGCAAATGGAGAATATAAAAAAGATTCCGAATAACATTAAGACATCATCAGAATTACTGGAGTGGTTTAATAAATCATATTCGGTGTCTACTAAGTGGTATCAGGATATTTTAACTGAGTACAGCAGAGGACTAGAATCTGTTGTCGAGTTCGGAACTTGGAATGGGCAAGGTGCTGTTATCTTTGCAAATGCGGGTGTCAAGGATATCACTACGTGTGACATTAATTTGAATCATGTAGATCAAGAAAAGATTAAATCTATTTGTGGT